AAATAATAACTAAATAATTAAATACTTTAATAAATAATATTATGAGCAATTTGGATGACAAACTAAACAAGATACTAGGTGTTCCAACCACAATAACATCTACTACTCCACCTGCAAAGGTTCCGAGAGTAGAAGATAAAAATAAGGAAGACATTGATAACGATTACAAGTATAGTAGGGAAAACTACTATAACTTGATAGAGCGTGGAACGGATGCTGTTGATGGTATATTAGAAATTGCTAAAGAAGGCCAACACCCACGTGCCTATGAAGTTGCAGGTAATCTAATTAAACAAGTTGCAGAAACCGTAGATAAGTTGGAAGACTTACAAGGCAAAATTAAAAGACTTAAAGATGTACCTGACAAAGCACCTTCAATTAAGAATGCTTTGTTTATAGGATCATCAGCTGAATTACATAAATTGCTCAAAGATAAACCGAAGAAAAAAGAAGAACCTAAAAAAGAAGATTTAAAAACGGTATCGGAGCAATCACAGGACGATTTAGAACCTATTACAACAACAGCGGTTACAAGTCCTATGTCAGATGAGTAATGAACGTCTATAAAGCAAAAAAAAATCATCCTTTAAAAAAAACATTTCTTATAAGTAATTTAACTTATATAAGTAAGCAACCTTGGCCTTCATTGATGAATGGTGAGGAAATGGAAGACCCTATAGAGGTTATTCAACATAAGGTTAATAAGGTGCCAAGGTTAGGAGTAGGTGGACAACCTTACAAAGAAAAACTTTACTCAACTAAAAAAGGTTCAAGTAGAATTAATGCGGCTGTACTCAAAGGGTATGACGCAATAGAAGGAATTATAATTAATGCCTGATAGTAGAGAAGCATATTTAGGAAATCCTAATCTACAAAAAGCAAATGTAGAAAGAGAATTTACACAGGAACAAATATTAGAAATTCAAAAGTGTATGGAGAATCCTGTATATTTTATTGAAAAGTATTTAAGGATTGTTTCTATTGATGAAGGTCTTATACCTTTTCATATGTATGGGTTTCAAAAAGAAATGGTGGATACATTCCACAATAACAGATTTTCAATTTGTAAATTGCCTAGACAATCAGGTAAATCTACAATAATTTTAGCATACATTTTGCATTACGTAGTATTTAATCCAAATGTAAATGTAGCAATTCTTGCTAACAAATCTTCTACAGCAAGAGATTTATTAGGACGATTACAATTAGCATATGAAAATTTACCTCCATTTTTACAACAAGGGGTATTGAATTGGAATAAAGGTTCTTTAGAATTAGAAAACAATAGTAAAATACTCGCAGCTGCCACATCTTCAAGTGCAATTCGGGGCGGATCATATAATATTATTTTCCTAGATGAGTTTGCTTTCATACCAGCAAACATTGCTGACCAATTTTTTAGTTCAGTTTATCCTACAATATCTTCTGGTAAAAAATCCAAAGTAATTATTGTATCTACACCACACGGAATGAATATGTTTTATAAAATGTGGAATGATTCAATACATAAAAGAAGTGATTATGTTCCTATTGATGTACATTGGAGTGAAGTACCAGGAAGAGATGATAAATGGAGAGAAGAAACTATAAGAAATACTTCCGAGGCACAATTCGCTTCAGAATTTGAATGTGAGTTTGTAGGTTCAATTGATACTTTAATTAATCCTTCTAAACTTAAAATATTATCTCACGTAACCCCAATAACTTCAAACGCAGGTTTAGATGTTTATACAAAACCTATAGCAAACCACGATTATATAATGACCGTTGATGTTGCTCGTGGTTCAATAAGAGATTACTCAGCATTTGTTTTATTTGATGTCACTACAATGCCATATAATATTGTAGCAAAATTTAAAGATAACGAAATAAAACCTTTATTGTTTCCACACACAATTGAAAAGGTTGCGAAAGCTTATAATAGTGCTCATATATGTGTAGAAGTAAATGATATTGGAGGACAGGTTGCAGACGCATTGCAATTTGAATTAGAATATACAAATCTTTTAATGTGTCAAATGAAAGGCCGTGCAGGTCAGATATTGGGTGCAGGATTTTCAAAAAGAGGAACTCAACTGGGAGTTCGTATGACCAAACAAGTTAAGAGAGTAGGGTGTGCTAACTTAAAGACTTTAATTGAGAGTGATAAAATGTCTATACAAGATTTCAATATGATAGAAGAATTATCAACTTTTATTAGAAAAGGACAACACTTTCAAGCTGAAGAAGGTGCAAATGATGATTTGGTTGCCTGTCTTATTATCTTTGCGTGGTTATCAAATCAAAGATATTTCAAAGAATTAACTGACCAAGATGTTAGAGCAAGACTATATGAAGAACAAAGAAATGCAATTGAACAAGATATGGCACCTTTTGGATTTAAAGATGATGGATTAGATGAAGAAATTATCCAAGATGATAAGGGTGAAGTATGGCATCCTGTACGAGTAGATAAAGGTCTAGGTTAACATTTTGATAAATAAGAGTAGAGATAATTGATACTTATTAGCTAATAAGGAATAATAAGAGGAGAACATATATATGGCATTTCAAGTTTCACCAGGCGTTCTCGTAAAGGAAAAAGATTTAACAAATGTAATACCAGCTGTTGCAACATCTATTGGTGCAATAGGTATTCAATCTACAAAAGGTCCCGTAGATGAAGTGGTATCTATTAGTTCTGAAAAAGAATTAGTGGACACATTTGGAAAACCCGATTCTAATACCTTTGAATACTTTTTTACTGCTGCTAGTTTTTTAGCATACAGTAATAGTTTAAAAGTTGTACGAGCAACAAACACCGGCTTGCTGAATGCTACAGCAAACGGAAGTGGTCTTTTAATTAAGAACACTACAGACTACCAAGACAACTATTCTACAGGACAAGGTTCCGTTGGAGAATGGGCAGCAAGAACAGGCGGGTCTTGGGGTAATAACTTAAAAGTATCCCTTTGTCCTTCCTCTACGGTTTATGAAGAAACAGCTAAAACAACTGTTTCTGATAGCTCAATTGCTGTCGGAGACACAGGACTAACCCTTGCGGCTGGTACTGGTTTTAGTGTTGGCGATATTATAAACTTTGGAGAAGATGGCGGATACGAATATAGAGTCCTTACGGTTTCAGGCGCGAATATTACTTTTGTAAGACACGATGGTTCAGACCAAGGAGGATTACATACTGCTATTGCTAACGGCGTAAGTGTTAGACGTAGATGGAGATATTATGATTTAGTTGCAGGTGCTCCAGGAACATCAAGTTATGTTTCTGATAGAGGCGGAAGCAATGATGAATTACATATTGTTGTGACAGATAATGATGGAGACATCACAGGTAAAGTTGGAGAAGTTTTAGAAGTTTATGATTCAGTATCAAAAGCTTCGGACGGAAAAACTCCACAAGGTGATGATAATTACTATCCAAATGTTATTTATAACAAATCTGATTACATTTATTGGATGGATCATATAACAAGTGGATCAAATTGGGGTGTAGGCGGAACAGGTACTACATTTACAGCAGTGACTGAATTGCACGAAGCTAATTTATCAGCTGGCGCAAACGGTTCAACAATTACTACTGCTCAATTAAAATCTGCTTATGAATTAATGCAAGACGCTGAAACAATGGACGTTAATCTATTGATTGCTGGTAAAGGGGATGCTACTCACGTAGATAACCTAATTACTATTGCTGAAATGAGAAAAGACGCTGTTGCTTTTGCAAGTCCAGAAAGAAGTGACGTTGTTAATATTGCAAGCTCAACTACTCAAACAGCTAACGTTAAAGGTTTCTTTGACGCTGTTAGAAGTTCAAGTTATGTAGTTTTTGATAGTGGATACAAATATACTTATGACAAGTATAATGATGTATTCCGTTGGGTTCCATTAAATGGCGATACTGCTGGATGTGCTGCAAGAACAGACTTAACACACGACTCTTGGTTCTCACCTGCTGGTTTTAGCAGAGGAGTAATTAGAGGCGCAGTTAAACTTGCTTTTAATCCATCAAAAACGGAACGTGATATATTATACAGAGCTAGAGTAAATCCGGTTACAACTTTCCCTGGACAAGGCACAGTCTTGTTTGGAGATAAAACTGGACTATCTACGCCGAGTGCATTTGATAGAATTAATGTTAGACGACTATTCATTACATTAGAGAAGGCAATATCAACAGCTTCTAAATTTCAACTATTCGAATTCAATGATGAGTTCACTAGAGCACAATTTAGAAATATGATTGAACCTTTTTTAAGAGATGTCCAAGGTAGACGTGGGGTCACAGACTTTATAGTAGTATGTGATGAAACGAATAATCCTGGTGACGTTGTTGACCGAAATGAATTTAGAGCTGACATTTATGTTAAACCAAATAGGTCAATTAATTTTATAACCCTACAATTCGTAGCAACTCGAACAGGCGTTGCTTTTGAAGAAGTAGTGGGAGCGTAAGGAGATAAACAATGCCAAATATAAATGACTTTAAAAGTAAGTTAAGAGGCGGCGGCGCTCGTGCTAACCAATTCAGAGTGGTAATGCCTTTTCCGGGATTTGCATCCCTTGGTGGCGAAACGGAGAATATGAGTTTCTTATGTTCTTCTAGTAGTTTGCCAGGAATGGCGGTTACGGAAACACCGATACCATTTAGAGGTCGTACTTTATATGTTGCTGGAGACAGAACATTTGAAACGTGGACAAATACAATTCTAAATGATACGGATTTTAAAATACGTAATGCCTACGAAAGATGGTTGAATGGTATTAATAATATGTCAGATAATGAAGGATTAGTTAATCCTGCTGATTATCAAGTTGACGCATTTATTGACCAATTAGACCGTAACGGTAATGTGCTTAAATCATACACTTTCAGAGGAATGTTCCCAATCTCAATAGATGATATAGAGTTGGCTTATGATACAAATAATGCAGTAGAAAGTTTTACTGCTGTTCATAGGTATCAATACTTTGAAACAAATACAACTACTTAATATAGACATAAATATTAGTAGAAGGAAATTGAGGTAAATTATGGCCGAACTATTTGGGTTTAAGATTGAGCGAATAAAACAGCCTACATCTGATCCAAGACAAAACATAGTACCACCTTCAGCGGATGACGGAACACAAACCGTCCCCGCTGGTGGGTTTTTTGCGTCTTACGGAGGTTTTGACGCAGGTGCTAGAAACGAATTAGACCTTATTAGACGATATAGAGAAGTTGCTTTACATCCAGAATGTGATATGGCAGTTGAAGATATTGTTAATGAGGCTATAACCTCCAACGAGAATCAGCAATCTGTATCTTTAGATTTAACCAAAACAGAATATAGTAATGCTATTAAAGAAAAGATTAGATTAGCTTTTAGAGAAGTTTTATTATTATTACAATTTGATATAAAAGGCCACGACATTTTTAGACGATGGTATGTTGATGGAAGAGTTTTTTATCATAAAATCATAGACGCAGAATCTCCAAGATTAGGATTAACAGAATTAAGATACATTGACCCACGTAAAATTAAAAAAGTACGTGAGATGAAAAGAGGTGTATCAATGCCTGTTCCTGGTATGCCATTTACGGCTGCAGGAAAGTTCAATGAATTTTATATGTTTAATGAAAGAGGAATACACCCAACAGCTGCTAGTAATATGGGTGGTATTAAAATCGCACCTGATTCAGTTACATATTGTCCATCAGGTTTAGTAGACCAACAAAAAAATATGGTCTTATCTTATTTACATAAGGCGATTAAACCAGTTAATCAATTACGTATGATTGAGGATGCTGTTGTTATATACAGAATAGCAAGAGCACCTGAAAGACGTATATTCTATATTGATGTAGGTAACTTACCTAAAATAAAAGCGGAACAATATTTAA